CGCCGTTTAATGCGGAGGGTGTTGGCCATTTTTAGAAATTACCGCCGTCTGTGAGTGTGGTTACTGTATAAAGACTATCAGCCTTATACGAGCCACTGTTTCCATCATAATAGACCACGGACTTGTCTACCTTGTCAGAAGTGTCCATATCTTCAATTGATTCCAGCGTTCCGTATGCAACTTTGGGTCCGGAAGTTGATAATAGAACTAAATTTGGGTCTCCATTGTCAATTTGAATATTCGCTGGTCGTGTAGTAACAACCTCAATTCTGCCGGGTTGATGTGCCATTCTCAAGCCCTCCCGCTAATGCCAGGATTGACAAACACGGCTCCCTCTAACACATAAAACTTATCTCCGGCCACATCGGTAACCAATACGTCATACTGACCCTGTTCTGTAATTGATGCCGTTCCAGACGCTGGAAGTCTCAGCTTGAAAATACCGCTAACCTGCGTCTCCCATGGCGTTGAGAACTCGGCAAGCTCAGCGGTGCCAAGTCGGTTGTAAATCTTTGAAACGACAGAATAACCAGTCATGTCGACGGGCACTCCTTCGCTGTCCTTATATTGCACCGTCATCTCAAACGTGGCACCTTGCTGCAGCGTGATATCGTAGCGGCCTGGTTGTATCATGCCCCAATAAAGCGCCTAGTCTTCTCAATCTAGCAATAGTTTTGATCATTAAAAAGGAGGGCTTAAGGCCCTCCTTTGGTTATTTGCCTTGTCCGCGAGAGAGCTTTCTCCCGTGACTAGGCCTGCTGTTTTGCCCTTGTCCTTGGCGAGTGCGCTTAGGCTTGCTTTCTATTTTGTTGAGGCCATTAAAGGCCTTCCTATTTTGAGCCATTAGACCGCCGCACCAGGCAAATCACTGCCACCGTTACCATCAGGATCAACGGGCCAGATGATTTCCCAGGGGAAACCAGCTTGCGATGTGATGTCGCGCAGTTCTTGACGGTAAGTAGCCCAATCGGCAGCAACTACGGGAGCATCCGAAAGCTGAGTCCAATCGGAATCGGCAAGGCGTTTGTTGCGCTGGTCACGAATGCTCTTGGCTTGCTCTTCGTCTTTACGGGCCTTGTACTCTGCTTCTTGTTGAGCAGCAGTGTGGAGTGTCCCCTCTTCGTCTGTGTAATCAGAGAAGATCGGGCCAGCGATGTATTTGGTAAACCATTTTCCATTGATTTCCTCAACACCGTCACGCTGACTGTATTGATAAGGACCAGACACACTAGCCTGTGGCCCTTCAAACACCACGTCGTAGCCGAAACTTTCAAAAATTTCGGCGGTGAGTTGCTTGGGGAAGCTGGTGTTGGGAAATTCAGCGCGGAATTGACTGTCAGTAATGATGGCGCCAGTGGCGCGATTGCGGAGTTCCATGGTCAGGCAATGGCTAGGAAGATAAAGGAACCGCCTGACGCATTAATGGCGGCAGGGGCGGTGGAGCTGATCTGGAAGCCAGAACTCAGCGGGTCGATGTAGTCGGTGCTGGTGACTTCTGCAGCGGTGGAATTGAGCAGCAGGTATGGATCGTTGCCACTAACAATGCCGCGAGCGGTGTCCCATACGTACCAGTCGCCTGAGGTGTCCGTGCGCTTGATCAGCACGAAGCGGGCGCCTGCTGTGAAGCCACAGTCGATGCTGAGCGTGGTGCCAGTGCCGGTGTAGCTGCCGACTTTGGAGATACCTGGGAGGGTGGCGAACAGGTAGGCTATGTAGGTGGCGCCAGAACTATTCACAGTTGAATTTGTGCCGACTGTGAACACACTATTTGTTGGGGATGTGTCGTTCCAATATGCGGAGGAGGTAAGAGATGCCGCAGTATCATTCAACAGAAGTCCTTTTGTGGGGCCGTTAAAGGCGTCGTATGTTCTCCAGCCAACAGCATTCGACCTGCTTTTTACAATAAACAACTCCGGCTCAACGCCAAGATTGTGCGCTACGGTTCTGGCACTTCCCGTGCCCGTATAAGCCACTACGTCGAAGAAGCCGGGGGCGCGGCGGAAGTTGTAGTAAATAATACTGGCTCCACCAAGTCCGTTTGGGATGCTGAATCCAGTATTATTCCAGTAGTTTGTCTGGAATCTAGCTGTGCTTTCTATTGCTGTGCTATTTGTTGCCATCAGAGGGCTTTGAACAGAAGACGGAGTAGTGCTTACACCTCGAAGCCTATCGCTTACGGAAAGTTGATACGTATCTGTAAAACCTCTCGCCCCAGTTATTTGCATGTCCAATGGAAAGTCAGTTGAAATGACAGTTCCTGTGGCAGAATTAGACGTTGTTGCATTAAACACCTCCGTCCCACTCGTCGGCGTCTTCATCGGCCCACGGCGGATGGCGATGTAGATGTAGGTGACACCAGATTGGTTTGAGTAAGATACGGCTTGCCCTAACTTGAACCCTGTTGCCGTTAATTCTGCAACCCTATAACCTCCTTCAGCGCCGCTAGTATTTGCATATAGCCTATTGCTATCGCTCCCAACTGGAAGACCTCTCATTGAATCAACTAAAACCCAGTTAGTAGAAGAAATTGAGGTGCTTTTAATAAGGAGCCATTGCGGTTCCCAGCCAAGATTTACTTCGGGCGAACCTTCTATACCCGTTCCCGTATAACTCCCACACTTAATCACACTTTCCGTGCCATCATCGCCAAACCCGCCAGCGTCGTGCGCGAATAGGTAGGCGACGTAGGTGCCGCCGGACGCGTTCACTGTGGCATCGGTGCCAAGGCTGAACTCAGTGCTAGTGGGTGTGGTGCTGTTCCAGCGGGTAGTACCTGTTGTTTTGGCAGCGGTGCTGTTGAGCACCATGTATTCGGTGTTGGCCAGACTGCGGTGATAGACCTGCCAGTCGCTTGTAGTATCGGTGCGCTTAACAATGATCGTGCCGGGCACGCTGCCTAGGTTGTGAGCAATGGTACGGTTCGATCCGTTCCCTGTATAAGTCACAATGTCAAAGAACTTCTCCGCCTTGCGGAACGTCCAGGCCACCTCGCTTACTCCGGACTGATTGTAGGCGTAGATTCCGTAGTTGTTCCCAAAGCTAAAAGCAAACCCTGAGCTTGTAGGATAAATCCCCCAGCCAGAATCTCTTGCCCTAGTTTGATTGGGGCTTACCAGCCAACCACCTAGAGAAGCGTCCATCAGCCAATGATTGGCAGATGCGCTTCTCTGCTTTCCCCAGACAATTCCACCTTCACCCGCCAGATCAATCCCATTCGTGATCGTCTGCGTGCTGCCGGTGCCCGTGTAGAGCCAGGTGCTGAAAACGTCCTCAACATAAAGGTTCTCGGCCGCAGGAGCACCGCCAGCACCAAGTGCTAAAAGCCTTGAATTCGGATCCATCGAAGCTCTCCTCAGTTCACGTAGTCTACAAGTGCAGCACCGCGCCAACGACTCCCACTGTCATCCGTGATAAACATAAATAGATGCGTCTTGCCAGTGGTGACGGTAGGGGCAATGTCATTCTCCCACTTCACAGCAACGGGCCATGTGATGGTTCCCGATGTGTGAGTAAGTTCGAGAATGAAGCTATAAGCACGGCTTGGTGGCACATTGCTAAATGTGAATGTACTATTCGCATTGATCGTCTTGGTGAAATAGTTACCAAGAGAACAGTCAATGTCTAGTGCAGCAACGGCAGTAACAGTCTGCGCGAATGTGCCGTTCAAATCAAGGTCGGTGTTGTTGGCCAGCGAGCTTTGACCAACTGCCATGCCACCAGTAGTAACAATGTTACCGCTGGTATTGACTGCTGTGGAACCACTAATTGTGCCAGAAGTGATGGCGCCGCCACTCACCTTGCCAGCAGTGCTAATCGTGCCAAGCTTTATGTCTTGAATGGCAGCGCCGTTGTTGATATCTTCATCAACAATGGTGCCGTTAGTGATGTTGGTGCTGGTGATTGTAATGCCAGCAGGCAGCGCACCACTTTCAAGCTTGCTCAGGCCAATGGCTGCAGATGCGCTGATGTCGGCGTTAACAATGCTGCCGTCAACGATGTTAGAGCTATTGACGGTAATGCCAGAAGGCAGAGCGCCAGTGTCAAGCTTCGCGAGGGAGATGGCTGCAGAAGCGCTGATATCGGCGTTAACAATGCTGCCGTTAGTAATATTATCACTGTTAACTGTGATGCCAGCAGGCAAGGAGCCAGTGGCAAGCTTGCTCAGGGCAA